AACGGTACGAGGCGTGACGGTGCGCGGGCAGCAGACGCGCAACCTATGGCAACACCAGCTGCGCCTGGATGTCACTCGACTTCAGGTTCAACAGGTAACAAACCACCAACACTCAAACGGTGAACCCTACGAACCATCCCCAACGGAATCGCCACAACATGATCCAACATGTCATCGCTTTCAATAAGGGACTGCGCCAACACTAGATGCCCTGGTTTCGTGTGTGGAAGTAACATCCCCACCGACCGCACCACACACGGTGCACCATCAATATCATCAACACTTGACCAGGTGTCAGAAACTGCGTGAGCGTCATGCCACACCACCTCGACCATCATGTAGTCATTCACCGCCGTACACCTTCCCACGCCAAAACGCTTGACCGTCAAAGATTGGCACCTGCTCATATGTGAACCGATGCGTCTGAGAGTTGTACGGGATGACCGCTAGCCCTTGCTGCCAATCCTCATGCCTCGTTAGTGGTCGCCCATCCAAATCGGTACCGCCACGCGTTGAGGGCACCACACCATCGATGCGTGCCAAGCAACCTGGCGACGCCGCCATCACCGTTGACGGCCCATCAAAATCCTCACGGGTGCGGTAGGCGGTCTCTATGCGGTGAATATGCCCGTAGATCACACTCACCTTTTCGGTGGCGAGATACTTGTGGGCGGTGCTACCGCCGGAGGCGACACGGTCGCCGTGAATGACACGCAGTTTGGGTGTGATCCACACGCACCCCGTCGGGTATCCACTCAGATACTCAATACCGTAGTCGTCAAGACGACACAGGAACGGCACCGACATTACGGGCCAGGCGTCAGGGATGTTGCCTCGACGCAAACCGAACGCCGCACCAGCGTTGTCGATGAGGTAACGGGGGAGGCGTTCCTCATGGTTTCCTGCGATCCACACGATGCGTGCATCAGGTGCGGCATGGCGCACCTCAGCGCAGAGTACGGCGGCACGGTCAATGGTCGCCTGTGTCGTGTTCTGGTACGGCGCAGTGAGCCTATATTTTGACATCTCTGGTAGGTCAAGGTTGTCGCCGACTAACACCACGAGGTCAGGTTTCGCCGCTGCTGTCACTGCGAGCGCAGCCGCTAACGCTGACTCGTCATGTGTGGGCACTAGAACGCCGTCTGCGCCTTTGTAATAGCCGATCTGCATGTCGGGGAGAACAACGCACACAGAACCGTCAGCGGGCTTGTGTGAGGTTTTGCGGGGAGGCAGTTTCACCACAGGACCAGGTTGCATCACAGGCCATTGCGGACCGTCAGCCCAATGAGGCGACAACTGCACCGCCGTCAAATCATGCACCGTCGGTTCACCAGTCTCCGGATCTTTCGTCACCTGCTGATACAGCGACACACGACGAACCGAACCAACCTCATCGACATCAATACCGTTGCGTTCCAACAGTTCGGCGATACGCCCTAACGCTGCACGTTTCGCACCCGACGGTTCGGCAGCTCGTGCGATGTCGTCACTCAGCGCGGCCACAGCGGCACTCCCCTCGACGGTGGCGTTGCAACGCACCCTGCGACACATTGATTCCACGCTGATCTAACGCACGCCAGATCGCCGACGTTGGCACTAACGGTTCAGAGAACGCTGCCAAGAGGTCGGCATGGTCGTCAGGTGTCATCGTTTTCGCTAACGCTTTCACGGTGCACAGAGGGCCGCCTTGCCCGTTGACATGAGATTTGATTTCGTCGAGTAGCCGTATCGGATTGTTCACAGGTTGCTGCCTTCTGTTCTGTTCTAGTTGTCTAGATGTTGTTGAAAAGATTTACGACTCAACTATTGAGCCGACAGCCCACGCTTGCGCTTCAGCCACCAAATCCGTAGCTGTGAGTCCGACAGCGTTTGCTGCATCATCAACCGTCAAAGCGCCAGTAACTGCCAGCAGGGTTGCGAGTGCACCAACAGAATCTAGTGGTGCTTGCGGTGGGTCTGAAATTGTTTGTTCGTCAACGATGTTGTTGTTTGGTTTCGTCGGGTCAAATCCGCCGATGCCGTAGGTCGTTATTTTCATGCTGCCCTCACAATGATTAGGGGCGCAGTAGCAACTGCTTGAAAACTAAACGGAGTTGCTAGTGCGCCAGACATATTTTGGCCGTTTACCTGCCAAGAATCAGGTGTGTTGCTTGCGGTGGTTAAACGGTACGGAGCAAATCCTGACAACGGTGCGGAAACAGTACGCAAGGTCGGAGAGGTGCCAACCTGAGCGACTGTGCAAATCCAATATAAACCATCGTTCAGACCTGTCCAACTCACGGTCAGCGTTTGGAAGCCTGTAGCGGCGGCTGTGTCCACAGTCCCAGCGTCGTTGATAAGGGTGCTAGGTGCGCCCCCACTGTTTGCGTAAAGCCCGATTCGAACCACAGAACCAGCACCACCGACAGTCGTCACCTCAATAGCAACACGGTCAATTCCTGAGCCTTTCGGAACAAAAACAGCAGTAAATTGACTGCGGTCCTTTGTTGGCGCAAAAGTTGTTACGGCTGATGTACTTATCGGGGTACGAACATAAGTGCCAGTAACCCAACCCAACGGAACAGCAGCGACACCTGTCGCACCTGTAGCACCAGTCGGACCTGTAGCGCCAGTCGGACCTGTCGAACCAGTAGCACCTGTAGCACCCGTCGGGCCTGTCGGGCCTGTCGGGCCAGTCAGTGTTTGTGTTTGAAGTTGCCAAGCAGTGATCGGCGTCGAATACACCCATGTCTTGTCACCACTCGTGAACACTTGACCGTTTGTTGGGGATGCTGGAAAATCTATGGCAGCCATTATGACCTCTCTGGCAATGTGACGGTGGGGGCTAATAGGTTCATGTCATGCCGCCTCGTAGTACATGTTCCACCAAAGGGTGTCGCCTTCAGCCCAAGTCATTGGAACACTTCCAGAAAGTGCCGAGCCTGTTAAGTAAGTACCTGAAGCGTTTTGGACTTGCAAAGCGACACGGGTCGCAAAACCTGCAACTCCAAGTGTTTGAACGACTCCGCTGTAACTTGTTCCCCCGTCAAAGTCACGAATACCGATTTGACCAATATAAGTTCCGAGGAAAGTTCCCGACACCGTTGCATCAATGCTCACGGGAACAGTCAAATTGACAGCACCTGAGATGCTGCTAGTACTTCCAAAAACGAATCGGCCCCAAACATGAACAAAGCCGTTAACTTGACAGTAGAAACCTGTGACTGTTCCATTGCCGATAGTTAAACCAGCAGTGAAAGTGGGGGTGTAGGCGATATAGGTGCCCAATGAACCACCAATGTTTGCGTTACCAAACTCAACCCACTGCGTCGTATTGCCGTCGTTATAGTAGATATAAGTTCGACCATCGTCTGAGTTAAACCAAACATCATTTGCCGACGGCGATACTGGAGTTGTTGCAGAAACAACATAGGAACCATCAGGACCAGTCGCACCAGTCGCACCAGTCGCACCAGTAGCACCCGTCGGGCCTGTCGGTCCTTGAATGCCCTGAGTGCCGACATCCTGAATCGTCACACTCTGATCGGTTTCGTTGACAGTAACTCTGAACGGCGTATCGTTCACCGTCACACTCATTTGGTCACCTCAGCGTTCACCGCAAAATTACCTTGAACAAGTCGAGTCACCGTCGCACCATTGACCATCTCTAGGTCGTAAACAAAACTCGCACCAGTCACAGCTGCCATATCTGACGCCGACACCAGAAGGGTGATCGTACCCAACGCACCACCGAGAGTGATCTTGCCGTTCTCAGTCGTCAACGAAAGCACGGCAGTCGGGCTGGCATAGTCTGCGCGCACCTGCATCCGTGCCGTGTATCCGGTCAGGTTGATGAGAGCATCGTTCACATCTCGCCAAGTTAAAACCCTCGTGAATGTTGCGCCTTGTTCTGCGGTGATGTTGTAAGTGCCTGCGGGCATCCCAAACCAATCTTTCGTGTTCTATTTGTCGTCTTTTTCTAGATGCCATTCCAAATGGCCCGCTATCCGTTCGCCGACCTTATCCACTTTCGTTTCAATACGAGACAACATCTCTGCGTTGTCACCGTGCTGCTTATCATTCTTGCGGTCAAGACGCGCAATAAGTGCCACAATAGGACCACCAGCACCGACAACCGCAACAATGACAGGGAGCCACGTATCCATCATTCACCTGTCCCGAACGCATCATCAATTTCGTTGCGTGAAATCTTGCCATCGTCGGCATAAGCGCGTGCCAACCGTTCGAGCACCTGCGACGCGGCGGCGATACCCGCCAACACTGCCGCCTTCCACACCGGAATGCCTCCCAACACGGAAGCACCACCAACGATGCCCATTGACGAATAGACGAATGTGGCCACAATTCTCAATGCGATCGTTTTCATGGTTGACCTTTGGCGCTACCTGATGGGTTGATTCTGATGTCTGCCATTTGATGGCGTTCTCGTATGCTAGACGATGAGGGTTCGTGTCAATGATGGAACCGTTCGGTGCCACAGTTCACCGCACATCAAGTGTGGGGAACGCTTGAATGGCGTCAAGTACGGCCTGCGGCAGTCGATCGCCGCACACATAACGCACATGCCATGATTCGAAGTTCGGGTTTTTCGGGTCTGCGACTTCCCACGAGAAACCGTATTTCAAAGCGTTGCTGGTGGCGAATCCGTCGCCGAGTAACCATGCGAGACGTTTGCCTGACGCATTGGAAATATCGATCGCGAGTCCGATGCCATGATTCGATGTACCTGGCTGACCTGCTGGTGCCATACCCTTTTTCAGATACCAAGTCTTACCCTGATACGTGCGCGTCACCTGCGGTTTACGACCCGTCGGCGACAACGCATAACGATTATTGAACAAGGCCATCTGCTCGGATAGTGGCCTATAAGCGCCGACATGCTTTAGTTCGATACCGTCAAAGTAGGCGGCGAGCTGCATCGCATTCCACGCGGTAGCGGCGAAGGAGTGCAGTTGACCGTTCGGTGCCTTAATGTCCCGCAAAAGTTTCGCAGGCAGTTTCCCGTTCGCAACACCCGCCAGGTCGGAGGGCATGATGATCGGCAGGACCGGATACAACATCAGGCTGGCCCGATGTCCTCAACCAGTAGCAAGGCAATAACAGCGGCAGACCGAACCATTTGTGGCGTACCTGTCGTATCGGTTGCTTTGGCACACCCAACAATTGTGATTGAACCAGCACTAAAAGTGTTGGTGCTAATACATGTCATGCCAGTTTGGTCTTGCAATCCTGATTCGTTTTGGAAAACGGTGCTGTTTAGGATTGTGCCAGCGGCGTTAGTTTGTCGAATGGTTGTTGATGTACTTGACAGGGCCGTTGCTGTTTGTGCTTGCGGTTCATAGTAGGTAATGCGGTAATAACGGTTGGCGACTGCCGTAAATGTGACCGTCATACCTGTAGCGATGACATCGCTTGTGGTCAACGTGTAACTGGTAGTTGACGTTGCCCTAGCGACAATGCCACGAGGGAACTGGTTACATTCTGTGGCGGTCAGGATTTGACCGGCAGTGAAATCGTCGTTAGGTGAAATCGCCATGGTTTAGGGCCTCTCTGGAAAGTTAACGGTGGGGGCTGGTGTCCAAGTTGCGGGGAAGTCCCGTAGGGCTTGACGGTAGGCACCCCATGCCGTTTTGTCGGTTGGTGTATCTGGAATCATCGCCCAATCGGATTCGACAAGGAGAGCGTCACGCCGTAGGCGCATACGCTCAACTAGATATTCGTCGGGTGCTGAAGTTTCGTGGTCTGCTAATAGATTCATCATGCTGCCTCGTAGTACATGTTCCACCAAATAGTGTCGTCAACAGCCCAAGTCATCGGGACAGTTGCACTGATTGCAGCGCCAGTTGAGTAAGTCGCTGAAGCGTTTTGGACTTGTAAAGCGACACGGGTTGGAAAACCTGCAATACCTAATGTTTGGACTACGCCGCTGTAACTTGTTGCTGCCGAATCGTCACGGATACCGACCTGACCGATATAAGTTCCGAGGAAAGTACCTGACACGGTTGCGTCAATGCTTACGGGGACAGTCAAGTTGATTGCACCTGTAACGCTGCTAGTGGAACCTAGAACGGCGCGGCCCCAAACATGAACAAAGCCATTCACTCGACAGTAGAAACCTGTGACTGTTCCATTGCCGATAGTTAAACCAGCAGGGAAAGTGGGGGTGTAGGAAATGTAACTGCCGAGAACTGTGTTGCCGATCGCGACCTTCGCCTGTAACGCCTCGACCGCGTCATTCAGGTCAGAATGAGACAGTGAATGAGACGGTGAAGTCAACAGACTCGACGCCGTCGGATTCGTAAAGTTGTCTAGTGATGTGGGGAATGAACTAGCCATAGTGCTACCAACCTAGTCGTGAAGCAGTGTCATCTGCACTTGAATCATTATAAACCCATCCTGCTTCATCATATGAGATTTCGGGCTGATCGTACACAATGCCACCCCCACCAAGAACACCGAAAACAGGATCGTCAAGGAACAGATACTGGTTGCCATCGGTTGACTCAAAAGTGAAACCCATCACATGCGATGAAGGCGAGATCGTATGGTTAATACCGGACACGATCAGGGTCTGCCTCACCGACGATGGAGACCCAACCGTAAACGACTTAGAAACTGAACAGACATCAACTAACTCAAGACCAATATAAATGTTTTGATCTGCCTCCGAAAGTCCTATGAGTTCAGTTGATAATCCATCAAAACGCAGAATCGGGTTCGCATACTTATTGAGCAGGAAGTTCGCCAGGTCTGCGACTTCTACCTCTGTTGAGTTCAAAAGATTAGTGATCGAGAGCTGCTGATTCTGATATAAAGCAATGCTCGTCGCATCAGACGCAACCTGTTCAACTCCAGCGTCAGGGCTTTGCGCCACAATGAAGTTGTGTAGCAATTCATCACCGAACTGGTTGCTCAAAGCCATATAGGGAATTCCTGTGCCGTCATCAGTGAAGTTGGCGTTAGCAACAGGGTTCAATACCGACGACCGACCTCTGAACGTCACAGTGCCGTCAGCGGCAATGAATAGGAAACCTTGCTCGGATGTTGTGACCTGCTGAAGGTAGTTCAAGCAGTTCGTGCCCTGCCCAATTTCAAACGCGCCGAGCGTTGACACACCCGTGCTGATGTTTCTCGCGCCTTGATATGCGATCTCAGGCAAATTGAGAATGCGATCAATACGAGCCGACGACAACTCCATTGAAGGTGTGACCACGTTCAACGCCTGGTTAGCGAAAATCGTGAAAGAATCTGAGCATTGGGCGACCATGATGTCATTTCCGCTTATGTCAAAATCCAAGTTCCAGTCAGTAACAACTCCAGTGAATATCGTGATGCCGTTTGCCTTAATGATGATGGGGCATCTCGGCAAAACGAAAGGATAGAAAATACTGTCAACATTCAGCGGGTCGAGCAGTCTGGAAGTGTTATCAAAACTCACTGTCGCTGAGCCAGCATTGAATTGGTCTAGTTGGCGACTGCGACCACGAGAGGTGGTGATGCTTTGACTAATGCTGGTCAGGTCGGCGAACGCCAGACCGCCGAGCGTGCCTGTGTCCAATAGTCCGAAAGTAGCGTTGTCAAGTTGGAACGGATTGCCGAAACCGATTGTAGTTTGGAAACCGACAAGCACCTGGATCGTGGGGAGGCTCATGCGCTTGCAAACACCTTGCCGCTTCGTCGTTGAGTTTTCTGAATCGCCTCGATGATCTGTTGACCAATTTGGTCAGGTGTTGAAATCAGGCCAGCGTTGACAGTGATATTCATGCCACCGCCACCGGTGCCGACGCCGTACTGTGCACCGCGTGACAACGGGATCACGGCCTCAGGTCCCGCCTCGCCAATAAGGGCGAGGGTTGGACCCGTGGCGATACCTCCGGAGGCTAGTTCGGGTATGCCTTTGATGTCTGGCGGGTTCACACGGTATGAAACAGGGCCAACAGAAATGGTGAAGTCGAGTAGATCGTTTATTTTCTTGATGACGTTGTTGTTTATGAAACGAATGATGCCGTTCGCAAAAGACTTGCCGACATCCAAACCTTTTTCGCCGAGGCCCTTCAGTGCATCAACAAGTGCACTGAGTAATGCTCCGCCAAGTGACGTGCCGAGGCTCGCCATCGTTGACACTAAGTCAACGAATAGTCCAGGTATTTTTTTGACAAGATCAACAACGAAACCGCCCAAACCTAGAACCACCTCCGGCAACAGTTTCGCCACCCAACCTGTCAGCGCACCAACCAGTTTCACCGCCTGCGCACCGAGTTTTGGCACTGCCTCAGTGACAACCCAATCAAGGATCACCAACAAGAAATCGCCCAACGCTTTCAACGCCGGCACGATCATCGGTTGAATCCATGCCACCAACGCATCACCGAGTTCAATGAGTTTGTCCACCAACATTGGCAGACCTTCATCGAGCAACCAGTTCGCCAGGTCACCAATCAATTCACCGAGGCGTTCAAGTGCGGGTGGTGCTGCGTCTTGTATCCATTCCCACAACGCCTCTGCGCCTTCCTGCAATTTATCTGCTATCCACGGCAGGCCTGTATTAAGTAACCATTGACCTACGTCATAAGCAAAATCTGCTAATGCTTTCAACGCTGGCGGCACCGCGTCTTTGATCCACTCCCACGCAGCCGACGCATACTTGATAAACGCCTCTTTAATCTCAGGCAGTTTGCCTTTTATCAAATCAATGACACCAGAGAGACCATCTTTTTCGAATACGTCAGCAATAGTTGAAAAGATTGGCAGCACTTTGTCTGTGATAAAACCAACCGCCGAGGCAAAAGCAGGCATGAGGGCGGTGCCTAGTTTTGCTTTCACATTCTCAAACTGTGCAGCCATGATTCGTTGTTGGTTAGCGACACCATCAGATGTGCGAGCGAAGTCGCCCTGTGCATCACTGGTCTGCTTGAATATTGCCGCCTGTGCCGCCAGAGTCTTTTGCTGTTGCGTCAATGGGCCTTTGCCGTCATAGATGCCCATTGCTAGTGCTTCGGCTTTCAACGCCGCATCATCAAGCATGACACCGTATTTGCGGATCGGTTCCGACTCACCACGCAACGCCGCACCCAACGCCTCAGCAGCCTCCTCCGGAGACGTATTAGCGAATGACGCCATATCTGACGCCAACGCCACAAGATCGGTGGAGAACGTGCCGAGATCGTCGCCCGTCAGCCCTGCCGCTTTACCGAACACACCAAACGTGGAGGCGGCGGTCAGTGCTGCGGTCTTTGACTGGCCGAATGATTTCGCTGCATCCTCAGCGAATTTTGAAACAACGTCGGAACCGTCACCAAAAATGACATTTGTTTTGCTTTGAACTTCCTCCAAATCTGAGGCGCTATCGACCAGACCTTTTGCGATGACGGCAGCGCCAGCGGTCGCAGCTGCGATACCGAGTGCCGCTTTTGTTCCGAAGTCAACAAGTTTGCCGCCGAGGTCGCCAGCCTTACTGCCTACGTCGTCGAGCGCGCCGAGAGCACCTTTGGCGTTTCCTAGAATCTCGATACTGAGTTTGCGGGTGCCCGCCATTTTTTACTCCTAGTCAGGGAAAACGTCGCGCAGGATGTCCTGCATTCCGTCACCGTAGATATCTATTATCTCATCAATGTTGCGTCGTACTGTAGGAAACAGGAAGTAACCCGCACCACTTTTGTTGCCTCGCCAATCTTTGAACTGGTTCCAACCAATCCGGACACCAGTCACCTTCACCGCCGTCGCACCATAGTCCTGACGGGCACGTTTCCGCACCGTGCTACTTCCCCCATAGCGGTCATATGCCAGAGTTTGTGACTCAACCTTTTTGATGACCTTCGATGCCGACTCATTCTTGCGCACAATCGTTGAACGCCCGCCCGTGTTTTTTATCAACCGTTTACGGTTCCGATGAGCACCAAATTCGGCACCACCGAAATACGGATACTTAGCACCGCCAGCGTTCACCCTGGCAGCGACACCAGACCTTGACGCATCCATTGACTGTGCCGCCTTGCTCGCCATAGACGAAACACTGCCCGCAGCCGTTTTTGCTTTACCAATCACAAACTCAGACACCTGATAGTTCAGGTCTTTGAGTTGTTGCGTACCGTCAGGACCGCCAGCCTGCTGCGCTTTTTTGATTTCACGGCGTAACTCAGCAAGACCAGTGACATTCACACTGTCAACACTGCGCACAACGGCCATGATTCACCTTCTGTTCTGTTTGCGGGACTCATCCGCTTTCGTTTGCAACACATCCACCATCGCCTCAAATATCCCCTCAGGGGCATCTAGGAGGGCCTGTGGTGCGATCCCTGTCTCAACCGCAACCTGTGCCACCAAATAGGTTAGGGAGTCCCGACGGTAGGGTTTACATTGGCATCAAGGTCAACATCTGCGACCGTGTCTAGATAGTCGTCAAATGTTTGTGATGTCTGATTCTGTCGTTTGTCGGCGGTCCATGCCAACCAGAGAATGTGTTCCATTTTCTGATCCTCAGAGAACGCACGACCCAAACCCATACCGAATTCACGCTCAAACGCCACGATGTGTGGTGCGCCGATTCGGTAAGTGTGAGAGGTTCCGTCAACTTTTGTTACTGACAACTGCCATGTCAGCATCTTAGTTAGTTCCCCACGTGACAGCGCCAGTGATCTGCAAAGACAACGAGAACGTCACCAAGTCGGCGACCGCACTGGAAACCTCATACGACGACACGAAACATTCGCCAGTGACCTTCGGCAAACCAGCGGTCGTGCCGGCGGGCGAATAGTCAAAAGTTGACGAGGTTGACAAACCGAGCAGCGCAGTGATCTGCGTGTTCAGTGTCGAATCCCATTTACCCGAAACGCTGATCGAGTCACCATTGCGCAGGGTGCCCTGAAAGGTTTTGGAGGTCGAACCGAATGTGGTGGTCTCGGCCATGTCGGTCGTGTTAGCGATACCGCTCACAGAATCCACATACGACGAAATGTCGGTCAGTGTTCCTGCGGCGTTGTCAAGTTTGAACGAGGTTGATCTAGCGGCTACAAAAGGCATGATGTTTTTTCCTTAGTTACGAGCCAGGCTGACCTGGCATGTGAATGATGGGGTGGTGCCACCCGCAGTATATGACGCGCGCACGTAACGGTTGACTGTACCCGTGAACGAGACTGACTGACTGGTAGCTGCTGTCGCCGAAGTGAACGACGCGAGCGTTGTCCACGTGCTGTTGTTCGTTGAATGTTGAATCACTACGGCGAGCGTCGGGGAGGTGCCACTAACTGCGGTGATATGCAGGTTAGCGATCCCACCATTGGTGGTGCCAGCAGCATTGTCAACACTGGTGCCGTTGCCTGTGGCGGTGATAGCGGCGAGGTCGGAGAGGCTCACACCTAAACCTGGTGCAGTGCCTGAGCCGAACGCCATGCTGAATGAGACGAGATCGGCGACTGAACTGGAAACCTCATACGAGATCGTTTTGGTTCCTAACAACCACACAGGGTTGTTCACTGCGAAACCGCTAGGTGCGACCGATGTCGCCACCGTTGATCCGCCTGTGATAGCGGCGATGATGTTGTCGAATGCGGTACCCGCACCGGTGGTGTTGTCAAACAGTCCGTCAAGGTTGAGAGCGATATCCTCTAACCCTGGCTGAAATGTTTTTGAGGTGTCGGCCAGCGTGGTCGTTTCGAGCATGTCAAAGTTCACCGACGGTGAGACGGTGCGCAGGATCGCCGCTAACGCGTTGGTCCCGTAGATCACTCTGGTTTGGTTTGATGAAATGAAAGGCATCTGGTCGTTCCTTTATGCGGTGACTGTGACAGCGAAATCTACGAATAGGTAGGTTGAGCCATCAGGTGAGTTCACTGTACCAATCTGTTCAGCTGCGGTGACGCGTGCATCAAAAGCAGCACCACCCAATGTCACATCACTCTCGACAGCAGTTTTGACCGATGTGGCACCTGTCCCTGACAGATAGGTTTCAAGTTTGTTTTGAGCACTACGATCATCGGCTCGTGCAACAACGAGCGTGACAGTGAACTCGATACTGTCGCAGCCTCTCGCCATCGTTGAGTCAAACTCGATGCGGTCCAACGAGATCAGGGCGGCGGGAAACTGCGGGTTATCAGTCAAGACTGTGTAGACACGCAAACCGTTGATCGTTGACAGGTTCGCTGCCAGCCCTGCTCGGAGGTCGGCGATTGGTGCCGGCATCAGGCCACCACAAAAGTTTTGTACGGTGCCACCATCGCAGCAACATCAGGATCGATACGACGCACAACAATGGCGCCGAGATCACCAAAACCTGCGACACCCAACGGCGAGTCAAGGCGCTTGAACTGGCGTGACGCCAACAGTACGGTCGCTTCACGGATGGCATGTGGCACTGACGGCCATCCCCATTTGGCGGTCACTTCAATGAGGGTGCGGCCGTTTTCGGCGACAGGAAAACCAGTGTCCAACGCACGCAACAATGTGATCGGTTCGCCTTGCGTGACAGCGTTAGATGGTTCTGTCTGATAGTCAACACCGACCGTGAGGGTCGTGCTGAATGTGCCTGACATCTGGTCGTCAACTTTGACAACCAAACCTGTGGTGGTTGAGATGTCGTCAACGAACAGAAAAGCGTTACGGTTCGCCGCATACGTGCGGGCGCTGGTTGCCGTGTCAACATAGAAACGGCGTGAACATTCGCCGTCAATGCGCCGTGAGGCCGCTTCGACTGCTCGTTCTAGGAGTGCGTCGTCAACATTGTCGGCGATGCGTGCAGCGGATTTCAGTTCGCTGAGGGTGCAGTATCCGTTCGTGATGGCCATTAGTTCACCGCCATGATTGAGACTGTAGCAGTGCCAGTGTCTTTCACACCGTAAAGTGCTGATGTGGGTGGCATTGAGATTTGAAAAGTCTCGTGACCGTCTAATTCGTAACCGTTGGCGGTTGTCACTGTTACGTCGCCGAGATGAATATGGCTACCTGAGCCGACGGCTGCGTGAATAGATAGATGGCATCCGTCAGCGTCTGTTTGATACAACAAAACACGCGTCGTGCCGACTGTCACCTGCGAGGTCGTGATCGGCATGTGTTATGCCTTGCGAGTTTTCGCAGCTGGTTTAGCGGCAGTTTCTTTCACAGGGTTCACAGCAGCAGTTTCGACTGTCCCGTCAACTTCGGCGAACCTGTTGGCAATCATGTCTGCACCAACATGGTCGGCGACCTCAATGGTGCCACCGATAGCGGGCCATTCTTGCCCATCAATGGTTCCTGATATTGCGATAAGCATTCTGATTTTCATGCTGCGACCTTTGCAAAAAATGTTTGGAGATGGGTGGTGGTTCACCGTCACCGCATCAAAGACACGGTGACGGTGACCAACATGGCAGGGCTATCAGGAGACAGCGCCACCGACGAAACACTTGACAGCACCGGTCTGATCGACCAGAACACCGTCAGTGCGGAGGCTCACACGGAACGTGCGCACCGAGTAGTCGAACGCGAAGTCGTCAGACACGGCAACTTCAATGCCGTTGACTTCACGAATGAAGTACGACGGCAAGTGACCGAATAGGACTGACTTAGCGGCGACCGCAGGGCTGGCGACCGAGTCGTTGATGTAAACGGGGAAGCCGAGCAAATTGTCGGCGACACCATTCAAACCAGGCTCGAACAGGTAACGGTTCTGCGAGTCCTTCAACTTGCGTGCGTTGGCCATCGCGGTTGAGTTCATCATCCAACCACAACCAGGCTGAGCCTTGTACGTGCTTGACACCGAATAGTTCAGGTCAATGAGGTTGTCGGCGGTGAACACACCCGAAACGGCTGCGGCACCAGTGACACCAGTGGTGGCGTTGGTGACGATACCGTAAGGCTTGCTTGAACCGTCGCCCGTGGTCATGTGACCGCGAGTTGCGACACCGATGGCGATACCTGCCTGCTTGGCAAGGAAGCCTGCAACATCAACGCTGGAGTCGTTCGCGAGTTCGTTCGACATTTGAACGAGCACGACATACTTGTATGCGCCGAGGGTTGCGGTTCCGAGGGTCGGATCCGATGCGCTGGCCTGTGCGGCTTCGCCAACAATGCTGGCGGTGCTGAACGCGGTTGACTTCGGAATCGCCAACGACTCACCACTAGCGGTGGTCAAAACGGTTGCCTGTGCACGCACAATGTTCGCCTGAACCAAATGCTCAACGATGCGGTCATACACCGAGGTGGGGACCATTGTGGCGCTTGACTTAGTGATGGCACGCTTCTCAAACTTTGCAGTGCGCTGTTCACCTGACAACAAACGGCGAACCGTCACATCATCATGGTCAACTTCAGCGGCAGCGCCACCGAGGTTTGCGGGAACGCCGAGGCGTGCGCGTGATTCTTGAATGTCACGGTCACGAGTTTCGGCGTCAAGGATTGACTTGATTCGAGCATCTTTGATGTCGAGGTCTGCGTTGATCCGGTCAAACGTTTGGTTTTCCTCAGCGGACAGATCACGCTTTTCAGCGACTGCCACATCGAGAAGTGCTTTGGCCTGTTCCCATGCCTTAGCCCGCTCGTCAGATAAATTTGCGATGTATTCGCTCATGGTTTTTGTTCCATTTCTGTTTGGGGGGTTGATGTTTTGGGGGGGTTCAGGTGGTGACATTCTGAGGTGGTGCCAGTCAAGCTGGTCCGGTCTTGATGTTCCGATCTGAGGTGTTCACGCTTTTTTTGGCGTAAAGATCATTCATTCGACGAGCCACCGAAACGGGCACAGTGCCCACAGATGTTTCGTCGATATGTGTTTCGGTTTCTATGTTTCTGACAGTCGCACCAGATGTTTCAGGGTATGCGGGGAAACCAGTCACAACAGAAACCTCATGCAATATAACTTCAGTGAGCGCGCGTTGTGCACCATTCTCAGACCACACGTCACCGCCACGGGGAACACTGAAACCAAACGACATACCGTGCACATCACCGCGTTGCATCAACGCCGACAAATCACGGGCATAGGTGGTGTCTGGTAGTTCACCCTCGACAAGTAGGCCGCGGCTGTCCTCTGTCACAGTGATCGTTCCGGATCGGGTTGAACCGAGAACGAGATCAGTGTTGTGATTAACAAACATGCGAACCTCACGACCTGCGTTCAATGACCTTTTGAATGCGCCAGGGCGGATCGTTTCGATGAACGGCAATGGTTCTGACGGGGAGTTGAACACGGCCGCATATCCACGGAACCGCATCGGCTGACCTTCCACATCGGAACGCACCTCAATGTTCCCGAACGAAACAGTACGAAATTCAACGTCACGGCCCTGCACCTTACGATGCTGAATTTCTAGCGCGCCATACCTGACAGCAAGTTCGGGAGTTTCGTCGGATTCCATTTCAGTTTCCACGGTATCACCAACGATAAGTCGGTCGGGAATAATCCACTTCTTGCAGATACCTTCCGGTGCAATGTCACCCTCAACGATTTCACAGGCGCGCGCACCGTCATAGAACACACACGAGCTGCACACCAAACCTTCAGCAGCGAACGGCGACTCAGCCATATAGTGCGCACCGTCAGCACTCGAATCCTGTGTGTACGAGCCGAACAGGTCCACCACTTTTTCGTCGTTCTCGTACTGCATCATTTGCCGTGGTGTGAAACCGAGATCGGCAAGTTCACCATCACGGGTTTCTAATTCGTTGAGGTCCATATTGTTTGTTTCCTTTTCGGATGTTTTACTTTCAGAAATAATTGCCAACGACCATGCGCGCCCCGCATCGCCACCCCACAACGCCCACGCGATACGGCCCGCAGATGGGAAACCTTCCTCGCCGGCACGGAAACCTTCGGCATCCTTATCAACCAGATGACGCGCAAAATACGATGACATCCGTTTGATCGTGTCGAACGACAGGTCACCATTGATGATGTCCCTGGCACGAGCAACACCAACCGCCGTGCCACCGCGCCCAAACTCTTGACGCCAATCCAAACCCTGCTGCGCCTCATCACGCATCGCCGATGTCGGTGTATAAGAATCAGCACGAATATCACGCGACTGTTCACTGTATTCAGGCATAGCGATATTCAACGCTGCCAACTGACGCAATGCCGCTGACCTCGTTTTGTGGCATCCAACAACATCACCACCATCCTTGACCACGGCGTATCCATCGCAGTCAGCATTGTTGTTCTCAATATGCCACGGCATTACAACGGCGGCTCCGCGTCAACACCCATCGGCGGCGGTGTTTCACCAGGACCAGCCATCGGTGCACCAGGCAACGCCATCACAAACTCGTCGCCGCCTTCATACGGCTCAAGATCCTCACTGGCACGACATTCGTTCGGTGTTCTGATACCAGTCGCAACGGCCAACTGGTACGCCTTCAAACGGCTGAGAGTGTCAGCACGCAGGAACGCATCAACATCAAAACGCACAAAATCTGGTGGCGCTAACAAACTAGAGAACGCATCCTCAAGACGACGCAACCACGGCATCAACGTATAAGTCACAAAATGTTGGCCAGCCATCTCAGCATTCGCATATGTTTGCGAGTCGCCCTTAGCGCCAATCAAATATGATGGCACACGGAAAATGCGTGCGATCTGCAACACCTGCTGCTCACGCGACGCATTCAACTCCATATCGGCAGCACTCGCCGTGACAGGCCGCCACTTCATACCACCAGTCAACACCGCAGGGCGACGCCGACGGTTGTGCTGGTCAAACCAAGTCTCACGCAAAACCTTCGCCTGCTGCGCTGTCATCTCGTTATCGGTTTCAATAACACTCGAAGGCGTACCGCCGTCAGCATAGAACTGTGCCATGTGGCGTTCCATAGCCAACGCCAAACCGATTGTCGTTTTCTGTTCCTCAATAGGAGACAAACCAATCACGGCCTGCGGTGGCGCCCACCAACGAATATGCAACATGTTCTCAGCCGGAACAGGCTCACCGCCGACGGTGTAATTGCGGGTCTGCATATTCAACGACACAACATTCACATTCGTCGGTGACAACGGCGTCAACGCAATCGGCGTGCCGTTCGCACTGCGGTCCACATAAATGTACGAATTACCATGCAACGCCAAACTCGTGATCGTCTGATGAATCAACTCATACGCAGTCACAGTTGACGACGGATCAAGAAACAACGCTGGCACATCCATCGGGATATTGCGGTCACCGACCCGACGAGTCGAACGCAACGGCAACGACGCCACACTGTCAGCAATCAGACCAACACACGCCATGACCGCCGAGACCTGCAACGCAGTTGACTCATTGACAGGTTCACCAGACCAATTCGTGACAGTACCAAAACCGCTGTTCTGCAATGGGAGAAACTCGCGTCGTTCACGCCTCGAAAAAATGCTCATCTAGAAACCAGCCATCCAGTCAAAATCAAACCAACACCAGCAACAACGATGCCAGCAGGCACAAACACCAAACCAATACCCACACAAACCAAAACGCCACCACAAATCTCCATCGCAGTTGTCAACATCTCACGCATACTCTGTACTCCACGGGTCAACAATACGAGGCAACGGGGCCACATTCTGACGGCGAGTCGCCGACCATGTAGCCAACGTTACCGCCATCAAAGGTGTGATGTCGGAACCATCACGACGCGCCCAACGCCACGAATCACCGACAGTTTGCCTAGTCGCTGCCAATGTTGCCACATCCAACCCCGCATGGCGACGAATACTCAAACGACCATCAGCGAGATCATCAAAAAAAGATGCGCACGCATGCTGCACCTCAGTCGGCGGCAACTCAACAACACGAACACCAGCACGCCTCAAATCAGGAACCAGAGAACCAGCAGGCCCACGAGCATCAACAACAACCGAACAACCAGGCCACCGCGACAACACGTCAGCAACCCGATCAACAACCCACCCCACACTCGGCCGATGCTCAATCACCTCAGCAGTCGTCGGCACCCCATCACCACAAACCGCCAAACAAGCAGCTGACCGTTCAGGGTTCACATCCAAACCAAACGACATCAAACCAGACGGTGCGACATCAACACGGCACGCCACATCCCAAACACCAGCAGGAATCACACGCTCACTCTGCACAGTCCACTGGTTACCAAACCCACGCCGAAACTCACCATCAGACATCGACGCCTTCGCATGACGCACCGTGTCCTCACCAATGGTGAAACCGAGCGCAGGCATGTTGGCCCACCACACCTCAGGATCAGAAATATCGTCATCAGCGCCGACGGCCCACTCAAAAAATGCGACACCACCACCCGTGTCCGCCAACACAGCACTACGGCCCGCATCAATCTTGCGACGCAAAAACACCGACGCATCAGTGCCCGCCGTAGAAACATTCCAAACCTGCGCATCACGACGCGTCGCCATCGCAGGCGAAATCGCCGACTCACGACGAAAATCAGAATCGGCGAAACTCTCATCAATGATCGCCAAATCCAGAGTGCGACCATGACCAGCGGACTCCGACGAACCAATCACATCGATACGGGAACCAGTCGCAAAAATCACGCCCTCATACCCGACACCACGCAACACCTTGTCAATCAACCTGCCGACCACCGGCGAACGCTGCCAACCAGCAGCGACATCCTCAATCAATTTCTTTCGGGCTGCACTCCCATCCTGCGCCGAATACGCGATGCGTTGCGGTTGCGGCTGCCACAACGTCGCCCTATGCGCCATCACCCCTGCCGTGAGACTCGACTTTCCATTCTGGCGCATCAGCGTGCAGATCACCTCACGGTATGCGGGCAACCCCGTCTCAGGATTTACCTCCAGCCCTACGTCGAGGACCATCTGCTGCCACGGCATCGGCGGCGTTCCGCACTGCGCCATCAGCCGCCCGACTTCGGGGCCGAGCGTTGCGCGGTTTGGGCGGCGCGGTGTCGCGTACTTCGGGGCCGCCTCTGAGCGCCTCGATGAGTTTTTCAATTTCGTTGCCTTGCTCATTCGTTCCTCCAACATTACGCAACTCCACCAGAGAGCTGCGATACTCGCGCCACAGTGACGCATTGTCTGGCGCCATGTCAACGGCTAACGCCAACGCCACGACCGTCTCAACCAACGCCTCATCAACCGGTTCAACACGACCCAACGCACGCAGGGCACCGATCATCACTTGTGCTGCGCTGCTGTTGCTCATTGTCTTGCCTTTCAGTGAACCTGAACCGTTCTGGTTCGTATCTAAATGAACTCCACAGGTTTCGGGGACAACCCCCGACTACGAAAAAACTACCACCCCCTGGAGGGTGGGGCGGCATCCCGCCCTCGTCGCGCTAGGTCGGCGAGTCGGGCGCGTTGGGTGTTCGCCCTGGCCACATTGCACTGCTTACAACTTGCGCGCAGATTGGTTGGGTCGAGGCGTGGTCCGCCGTCGCGTAGTGCGACGATGTGGTCGACTTCGGTGGCGGTGGTTGTGCAGTTGGGTGCGCCGATGGTGCAGGTGTGGTTGTCGCGTTCGAGTATTTGTGCGCGTACTTTGCGCCATCGTGAGTCGTAGGGGTTGGGTGGCATGGGGGGTGGGGGGTGGGGGTGGGGGTGTTGATGGTGGGGCTGTGTTGTTCAGAATAGTCCGAGGTCGTCGGAGTTTGTTGGGGTGGGTGGGTTGTTTTGATTGTCATGCGTCTCATGCGTCTCATGCGTCTCATGCGTCTCATGCGTACCATGCGTACAGGGGGTGGGGGGGTTAGAGAGAGAAATATATGTATGTATGTTGTCTTGGTTCTCCTGTTTAGGCGCTAGTCGCATGGCACCCACCTGACCCCCAGGGGGGGTGTACGCATGGTACGCATGGTACGCAACTGACGCATTATTTATACTGTTAGGGCTGTCTGAGTCTGTTTCGGTGTATGTTTTTTGTACGCATGGCACGCAACTCGGGTGGATGGCGAACCGTGGTGATTCGATACCGCGTCGCCCGATGATGAGTGGACCGTCGAATAGTGGTCTGATCCATCCTCGTTCGTGGAGTAGTTCGAGGGGTTGGCGTGTGTCGTCGGCGGTGGGGAAGGTGCGTCGGTTGGCGTTGTAGAGGTCTCTGATGGTGAAGGTGTTGGTGTCTAGTCGGGTGAACCAGTCGAGAATACGGCGGGCCAGTTTGATGTTGTTGTCTGTTCCCCACCGGTCGGCGATGTGTCGGGCGTGTTCTAGGTAGTAGTTGCCGATTTGGATGGCGTTGTTCATTGTGGTTGGGTCGATGGTGGTGGTGGTGTTGTGGTTGGCGTGGTGGAGTAGGGCGGCGATGCGTAGAACGCTGGCGCGTAGTTTGCCTGTCCATTCGTTGAGGTGTTCTAGGTCGGCGCCTGGTGCACCACGGTTTTCTAGTTGTTGGTCCCATTGGGCGAACATGTCGCTGGCTTCGTGTTCGATGGTGGTGGTGGTTGGGTTGTTGTGTAGGTGTTCGGCGATGTCGGTGAGGTGTGCTTCGTAGGCTCGTGTGGTGCGGTCGTCGCCTGTGGTGTGGCGTAGGCGGTCTCTGGTGCCGACGTTGTTGGTGGGTTGGCATAGTAGGAATCGGGCGACGAGTCCGCGGCCTGTGAGGTTTTTGCTGTTGCCGATGGCGTCGAGGACTGTGGGTTGGACTGTTGTGACGACGACGAGGTTTGCTTCGGGGATGTTGATGGGGTCGCGTTTGATGCGGTCGACGACGTATCGGCCGCCTGACCAGCCTTCTAGGTAGAGGTCTAGGTTTGCTGGTCCGTCTGTGTACATGCCGGCGATGCGGTCGAATAGTCCGCCTTCTGCGCTGACGACGGCGATGTGTCCGCCTGCGTCGGCGAGTGCGACGCCGAGGGCTTCGGTGGTGGCGTCGTCGGCGAGGAGTCTGCCTGTGGGTGCGTGTTGTAGTTGGGCGATTTGTTCGGTGAGGTCTAGTAGTTCGAACATGGCGGCGGTGCCGTCGTCACCACCTTTTGCTGCTTTGTCCTCTAGGTTTTTGCGTCGTTTTTCTAGGATGTTTTTTTCGGTTTCGTTGCGCATTTTGAGGGTGGCGGCGTCTTTGAGGCGTTTCTGTTCGAGTGTTTCTAAGGGTTTGAACATGGCGTTTTTGGCGGGTGATTTGCCTGCTGATGGTGGGAGGGCGACGGCGGTGTAGAGGTTGAGGGGTTGTGTCCAGCGTTGGCGTGGGTAGGTGACGCGGGTTTTGCCGAGGGCTGCGACGGATAGGGCGCCGAGGGCGAGGGTGGCGGGGAGGTCGGGTGCGACTTGTAGGTCGTCGCTGGTTTGTTGGATGTGGTTGCGTATCCATTCGGGGAGTGTGTGGAGTGGGAAGTCTGGTGGGGTGTTGGTGTCGTGTAGTGGGATGGGTGTGGGCCACGGTTCGTCGGGTGTGGGGGTGGTGCCGATGATGGTGGTGGTGGTGGGTTGTTGGGTTTGTAGTAGTTGGCGTGCAGCTGCTGATCGGTCGCCGTTGTGGTGTCGGCATGCGTAGTACCCGAAGCGACTGTAGGCGCCTTCTGGTAGCCAGGGGATGGATGAGGTGAATACGGTGAGGGCTTCACTGTTTTTGTAGGCGACGGTGGCGCTGGTGCCTTCTCTGAGGGTTTTGCCTGGTCGTGTCCAGTGTTGTTCGTTGTTGGTGTCGGTGTGGTGGAGGGTCCAGCCGTCGCTTATGAGTAGTTCATCCCATGTGGTTTGGTTGTTGTATCGGGCGGCGGGCCCGTCGTCGTCGAGTTGATGCCAGATGTTCGGCGTGTGTCTCGTAGTTGTTTCTATAGGCGAGGGTGTGTTGTTTCTAGGTGTGAGGAGGGTGATGAGCCATTCGGGGGCGTGGGCGACGGGTGTGGTGTCAGGGTGGTTTTCTGTGTCCCACGTGTAGGGGTTGCCGTTGGGGTGGATGGTTGGTGGTGCGAGGACTTGTCCGCCTTCGCCACGTATGTCTATCCCTGCACCTAGTTTTTTTCCAGCGTCGTTGCGTACAGGTGTGGGTGAGGTGTAGTAGAGGTGTCGCCCGCCGGAGCCTGTGTGGGCTTCGACGGTGGTGGGGAGTTGTCCGTAGGTTTGGCATAGTTCGTGGAGGGTGTCGCTGCCTGATGTTTCGGGGTTGTGTTCGTCGATGTCTATGACGAACAGGTAGCGGTCGGGTTGTTTGTGTGGGTGTCCTGTTGCGACACCGATGCCGTGGCCACGGTAGAGACCTGTGTACCAGTTGGTGATGGTTTCGGCGTTGGTGGTGGCGGCGTGTTGCCAGGCGGCCATTGGGGGATGTTTTTGTTTGGGTCGGATTGGTATGACGGGGAAGTCATGTTGGGCGAGGTTGAGTGCTGCGCTGAGGGTGTTGGGGGTTGGTTGGGTTGATGGTTGGTTTGTCACGGTGCTGCCGTTTCTGTTTGTTAGAGGGTTTCACGGTAGGTGGTTGTCCACTGTTCGAGTGTTTGTATGGCGATCCATTGCCCGCCTCGTCGTCTGACGAATAGTACTGCGTGGGTGGTGTCTGCGTTTTGTTGTTGGGTGGCGGTGTCTTTGAGTCCCTGGTTGATTGCTCTGAGGATGTCTGCATAGTTTTTTGCTTGTGCGGTGCAGTCGGGTAGTCCGTCGATGTCTCCGGTGTCGTCTTGACGACCTGCGCCGAGTTTGCGTCGTACTTTGAAACCTAGTAGGGCTTCGAGTTGTTTGGCGAGTTCTCGTTCAGCTGCGTCGCCTTTGCGTTTCTGCGGGTTTGTCATTTGGGTGCCGTGTCGAACCATTCAGGCCAGATGAGGGATGGATGGGTGCGTAGATATTTGACGGCGATCCTGTCTGCTTGTTTTTCGGGTATCCCTTTTTCTCGCCAGCGGTATATCTGTGTGGTGTGCACGTCAAAGAATCGTGCCCAATCTGAGATCGTTGGTAGGGCATAGTTCTCTGTGTCGAGTATGGGTGCGAATTGTGTTTCGGCTAGGTTCGCCCAACTGAAACAAGGTTTGCGGGTACTCGGTCGTTTGCGTGTCGTTGTCATACGTTGACCTGTGTGGAGATCCTGATGGCTATTTCGTAGGTCAGGGTGCCGTCGCCGATAGGCCAGCAGTTCGCCTCAACATTTTCGCCTGGTTTGATGCCTCTGATTCGTCGCCCGTGTCGAATGTCTGAGGTGACTTGCCGCGCAGTTTTCTGCGAGTAATACCGGTCGGAGGTGTGCCAGATGTTTGGGTGGGTTCGTGCTAGGTCGAGCATGCGCACCCAATGTGAATATCTGCGCTCTGTCATTCGTCGCCCTCGTCGTCGGTTTCGTCGCCAGTCAAGTTCCAGCCCATGATCTTGTCGATCTTGCGTTGTTGCCACGCAGTTTTTTCGTGTTCGTGGCGCCAACGAGCCAACCATTCACGACTGTTTTGATGCCAACTGGCAGCGGCGTTGCGCCACTTATCACGGTCGGCAGTCATCACCTCAAGGTCGGCGATGAGTCGGGCGTTGGTGGCCTGCGCTTGTTCAAGCATCACCACCAACGTTTGCGGATATGTCACATGTTCATTCATTTGTTGCCTCCATTCGTTTTTTTACTGCTTGCCTACGTCGTGCCAATGCGACGAGTTGACGCCTGCGCTGGTCGCCTGTCTCACATTCATCACACAACAGTTCCCCAAGACTGCGGTGGCGTCGTACTGCTGTCGCAGTACCGTGTGCGCCTCCACGGTTACCTGAGCCGATGTTAGTTGATGGTTCGGTGCCACCCCACCGTCGGACATGCAACCCGACCATGCGCAGATGGTTGATTCGTTCGTTTCGTGACCAGCCACCGAACACACCATAGGTGTCATAGTTTTGTGCGAGGTGCAGTGAGTATTCGCGGCATTGCATCATGACGGGGCATGTTTCGCATATCTTTTTTGCTTCACGGATTTTGAGCAGGTCGCCACGGGTCGCCATAAAGATGTCGGCGTCGAGTCCACGGCATGAGGCGTGTTCTGCCCAACCTTTCGTGGTGGTCACGCTCATTGTTTTTGTTTGTTCAGTGTCACGATGGTGGAGAGACATCCGATACAGAAGCCGGATGCTACACCACACCAGAACATGATAAAGGTGAGCATCAGCGAATCTCCCACGGTGCAGGGTTGCGTGCGATGACAGTTTGGCGGGGTGACTGGCGAGTGCGCACATACATTTTGAACATGCGTTGTGCGTTCCGTAGGCGTCGCCGAGTCTCCAGCAGTTGCACTGTGACAGCAATGTTGGTGACGGCTGAGATGATGAGGATGGTGGTCATTTGTTCACCTTTTTCGTTTCCAGATAGGCGTTCACGCGATGGGTGAGTTCAAGCAGTAGATCGTTCTCGTCGAGTAGTCCGCGGCCCTCAACGGATGCGAGATACAAGCTGCACACTGAGACGATTGTGCGCAGGTCGATACATTCCTCGCGTAGGCGTTCTATGTGTTGCAGGCGCAACTGGTTCTGTTCTGTTAGCCGTTCGTTACTTGATGTCAGGTCTGTTACTACGGTCTGGTAATACTGTGTTTCAGGGTTGTTGTCGCTCATTTTGTTCCTCCTTGTTTTTTGGGTTTAACATTCGCCCCAACATGTCGTCGAGGCGTAACACTTCCTGCTGGATGTCCTGCCGTGATGTTGCGATGTGTCGCAACACTTCCCGCAACGCTTGAATGTCTGCTTTTTTCATAGTGGCCACAGGCGGTGTCGAACCGCCGAACATGTGAACAGGGGGAGGTTCTCATATCTCAACCAGTTGATGTGGCCGCCAGGTTTCAACGACCTCAGATGAGGTCGTCGTCACCAGTCCCACGCACCACTGCGACAGTGAACTGCTTGAGGGTTTTGCCACCGGCACGCTTCTCTACACCAACGAAATTGATGGTGAGTGTGTCGCCGACGTTGGGTCGTGCTTCAGCGAGTTTGGCGCCGAGTTGCATCTGTCCTGCCGTGAGGGTGCGGTCACCTTCAGCGGTTCGGATGATGAGTTTTGCTGCACGCTTTCCATCCTCGAATGTGTGGATGGATACATCCAGGACTGTGCCTGATACTGAGTCGCCGACGGTTTCAAACTTTACGAAATCGCTTGACGGTTTTACTGCGGGATCATCCCAAATGCTGCTCATTTTCTTTTTCCTTTTGTTGTTGGGTTGGGTTGTTGTTCTGCGCCGATAACAATGGTGCCATCGTCGGAGATTTTGATGTTGGCGGTGCCGTCGTATGCGGCGTTCGCCAATGTAGTGATTCTGTGGGCGGCGTTGGTGGATAGTGCACCGATTTGTGCGCCGAGTGTCTTGTCAACTTCTGTGAACGGGTTACCTGCCACCAGTACGGCCTGCATCAGTTCGGTGTCGTCGAGGCGGGTGAGCGCCACCATCATCGAGGCGATGGCACAACGGCGCACTGTCGGGTTTTGTCGGATGCTTATGCCACGCCTGCCGATGGTGGCCTGTTTGGTGAATTGGGCGATGAATGCCCGCTGACGGTCAGGCAACGCACCGATGACGTCTTTTAAGGCGTCTATGTGGTCTTGTGGGGCGTTCCCGCCTTCATCGGGTGTATCTGGAACGGGTTGCGCTTTCGGTGCGTCAGGCGGTGCGACAGCAGGTTCGTTGGGGTTCCGGTCAGGGAACTGAAAACCGTGCTCAGCCTCAACCTGATAGCACGCGTCACTGATCAGATCAATTTCACGGGTGGTGTGCAACGCATGGTCACGCAATTTCGGCACATGCGCAGGCCATCTGGCGGCGAGTTCACGCTTCACATCATCGCCGAACGCGACCAGGCGTCGTACACGCTTTTCGAGCCATGCCCGATGTTCAGCGGTAGCGACTGGTTCGGTGTGCGGGAACGCTGCGGTGACGTTAGCGATAGCGGTTTCTAGGAGGGTGGGCGCAGGTGTCACGGGAACAGGGGGGTGCTCTACCGTGACTCCTGCACCCGTATCGGTGCCCACATTGCCGCGTGACGGCACCGAAAACTTGCGCACGACATCCTTGCGTTTCTGCCACTTTTTGACCACAGACGCCAACTGTGCAGCCTCTAATCCGAGAGTCAAATCCACTTCGATCAGATGACATTCGCCACGACCAGCGGGCACATGAATCAACAACCCGACCTCATGGTCAACATCACCGATGTCATACCGTCGCCCTGTGGCGATTTCGTAGCCCTGTGATGTCGCATAGGCGGCGAGCTGCACCGCGTACGCCAACGGGTTCGCACCGATCGCCTTGCCTGTTTTCAGGTCGGCGCACACTAGACGCCCATCGGCACGACGCAGGAAACGGTCAGCAGTACCGGCCAACATCAACCCGTCGTGCACCAATGTCACCTCAACCAAACCAGGCTCAATGGTCAAACCTGCGTCAGCGAGTGTTCGTTGGTAGGCGGCGATGTCGGCATCCCACGGTGCAGGAATATCTGCGACGGTCATTAAACCGTTGTCAACGTTCTCAGCGAATTCGTGGAGTGCGGTACCGAGACCTGCACCATATCCGCCACCGCCAGCCTCCAGTGCTTGTTCCATGAGGGCATCGAGTCGTTTGGTGTCGTCGGCTGGTGTTGCTGCCATTTGTGCGAACAGGTCGGCCCGTGACGATAGCCCTTTGCCTGCTGTACGGATTTTCCAGCGTTCCAATCCGAAACGGTCCTCAAGGCATGCGCCGTGACTACTGAACCTGGTGTATGGGATTGGTGTTCCGTCGGTCACTGATGTGACCATTGGGCGACCGTAACGGTCGCGTGTGAAGTCTTGCGGTTTCATGGGTTCCCTCTTTTGTTGTGGTTGGGTTGGGTTAGGTAATTGTTGTTGATGGGTGTGTCAGAGTTACTTGCAACGCTTAGACCACGGCTGCCAACCGCACTGCCCTCTGGCTTCCCTGCCCGAATATAGCAGGTAGGCCCAACGCAGATTGGTCGCAGGGTCAAACATTTCGTCTGGTGTGATACCGAGGTCGGCCCACCATTCGTGATGGGCAGTCCAGTTGCCTTGTGTCAAACCGTAATCACGACACTGTCGGCCATCATCAGAGTTTGAGCAGGCGTCGGGTTGACATCTTGATTCACGCCACATGATTTGACCGAGCGTCTGCAAAATGTCGGTGTCGTTAGGCCATCCGACCTGCACCGCCAGCGGTAACCATTCGACACAAGGCGTGTCAGAAGGTACGGCCACAGGCGCGAGAGTTGTGGTGGTGCTGGTTGTTGTTGGCGGCAATGTGGTTGGCGGCATTGTGGTGGTTACGGGGTTCAGGGTGACGGTCGGGTCGGGTTGGGTTGGTGCTGAGACTTGTGCACCGTTGGCTGCTGTTGCGCAGGCGGTGATTACGGCGGCACATAGTACCGCTGCGATCCTCACGCGCCTGCCTTGTCGTGGCTGGTGTGATTGTTGTTGTTCATATTGGTTTCCTTTGTTCGACTAGATGGGTGGCGAATCAGTGCGCATTGGTGCGTGGGGTGCAGGTAGTTCTGCACGGTGAGAAAGGTGAGACCACAGGCGACGCAGCGCACGGGGCGAGGTTTGCCCGTTTTCGGGTTCTGACCATCTGAACAGTTCGTGACGGTCATGTCAAGTCACCCTCGCCCTGCCCTGTACTCGCGCACATACTGCGCCCATACCGACGCACACGGTGCGCAGGGCGGTTCGTGGTGTCTCCGGTGGCGAGCATACGCGGCGAGGGTGCCGCACGGTCGGGTGACGGGCCTGCCTGGTTTGCCAGTATTGGCACCGTGTCGGGCACGCCAAGCGCGTTGATATTCGGCGCTGCTCATTTGCGGTTCCGTTCATGATGTTCGGCGTAGGCGGTCAGTGCACCAACGGCGCTGAGTATGACAACCCAAATCCAGAACACACCGAACGTGGTACCAATGTAGTCGAGCAGTGACAGGGCGGCGTATAGGGCGACGAGTAGTGCGACAGCCCGTACCGCGTAACGAGTGATGGTTTTCATGTTTGTTCTCCTGTTGGGTTGGGTTAGTGATTATTTTGAACGAGACAAGATTTTGAGTTCGTGGTAGTCGTCTTGACATTCCGAACAGGTGCCATCGGGGTTCATCACCGATTGGTCATAGTGGGTGTCGCATACATTTTCGTGAACTTTCAGTGCTCGTTCAGCGATGTCGTGGTTGTTGGTGCTCATGTTGTTCTCCTTTTCGGGTTGGGTCGGGGTTCAGATGCGTTCAAAATTGATTTGATTGTCGGGCAGAACGTTGATGCTGAAAACAGTTTGACCTGCTTTTGCATTGTCTAGATCGGTTTTTGCGTTTGTGAATTGTTCAGCAGTTTTTGCTGTTCGCATCAAGTAGCGAGCCACTCTGATTTGTTGGTTGATGTCGTTGGTGATGTCCATGATGTTTTCCTTTTGGGTTGGGTTGGGTTGGCTTGTCATACCTCAAGTATAAGCACTATCCCGTAGAGATGTCAACATCTATTTCAAAGAAATCCGAAATATGTCTCTAAGCAGGAACTATGACAGCCCCTGAAACGTCAAACGCCTCGCACCGAGGAGGGAACGGTACGAGGCGTGACGGTGCGCGGGCAGCAGACGCGCAACCTATGGCAACACCAGCTGCGCCTGGATGTCACTCGACTTCAGGTTCAACAGGTAACAAACCACCAACACTCAAACGGTGA